TGATGATGTTGTGTTTCTGGTCAATCACGACGGCTTGCCGCTGGCGCGCACGCGCTCTGGCACGCTATTGCTATCTGAGGACGACCGCGGTCTATACATGGAGACGGTCCTTGATGGTTCGGATCCCGACGTTCGGGCACTGGTTCCGAAAATGAAACGCGGCGATCTGGACAAGATGAGTTTTGCCTTTATCCCGTTACGGCAAAGCTGGGACGAAAGCGGCGAAATGCCAAAGCGGACGATTGAAGATGTTTCGCTGCACGATGTGAGCATTGTCACCACGCCAGCGTACGCAGGCACAGAAATTGGATTGCGCAGTTTGGAAGCGTTCCGCGCGGAAAAACGGCAGCAAACCCAGGCAATTCGGCGGCTCCGCATGAAGCGGACTTTGCCGGTCAAGTAAGGGCGGCTCTCGCTCTTTCTGCCCTTATCCCGGCCCTTGGGCAAGGCTGTGGAGTGAGCGTCGTGATGACGTCCAGTCCCTTAGATGGAGGCCTAAATTGGCTGATCTCAAGAACCTGCGGGAGCAGATGGCGCGGATTGCGACCGAAGCCCGCTCAAAACTGAATGAAGTTACCGATTCGACCGATGAGGCCCGCGCGGCTGAAATCGAGCGCGAGTTTGATGCAGCCATGGCCGAACATGATCGGCTGGCGGCTCTGGTCGAGCGTCACGAAAAAATCGACGGCATCGAAGTCCGTGCGAAAGAGGTGGACCTTTCCAAGCGTCCGGTCCCGGCAAATGCTGAGGGCCGTGGCGTTGATGTCGGCAAGGCGATTGTCTATCGCGAAGCGTTTTACGAACTGATTCGCAATGGCGGCATTGACGGACTCGACACCGAGGTTCGCAACGTCCTGCGCGCTGGCGTTCAAAACGTCGAGGCTCGCACTCAGACTGCTGGCACCAACAGCGCGGGCGGCTACACCGTGCCGGTGGAACTCGCCAATTTCATTGATCAGGCCATGGCCGCTTATGGTCCGATGTACAATGAGGACATTTGCACCACCCTCAACACATCGACCGGCGCGACGTTCAACATTCCGACTGTCAATGACACGGCAGTGACTGCGGTCGCTCATACCGAAGGCACCGCGCTCACGGATGACGGCGGTAAGGACGTTACTTTCGGCCAAGCCCAGCTTGGCGCTTACGCATTCGATACAGAATGGGTAAAGTGGTCCTACGAACTGGCGCAGGATTCCATCTTCAATATGGAGCCGATTTTGGGCTCTTTGCTGGGCGAGCGCCTGGGCCGGATTGCTAACAGCAAGCTGACCACGGGCAGCGGTTCGTCTGATGTCCAGGGTATCGTGACCGGTTCTAGCCTCGGCAAGACCGCTGCGGCGGTTGCAGCGATCACGGCAGATGAAATCATCGACCTGCTGCACTCGGTCGATCCGGCCTATCGGTCCAGCCCGAAAGCGGCTTTCATGTTGAACGACAGCACTCTCGCTGCCATTCGCAAGCTGAAAGACGGCGACGGCAACTACCTCTGGCAAATGGGCAACTATCAGGTCGGCGTGCCGGGCAGCATCCTGGGCTATCGCTACCACGTCAACCAAGCGATGCCCAGCTTGGCGACTGGTCAGAAGGTCATGATCTTCGGCGACTTCTCGAAATTCTACGTTCGAAAAGTCGGCGCACCAGTTGTGACCGTTGTCCGCGAGCGATTCTGGCCGGATCTTGGCATTGCTGGTCTGATCCGTTTTGACGGCGTGTTGGCCAACAGTGCCGCGGTCAAACATTTGATCACTGCATAGGTTGGGGATAACGGGTGAGGGTTCCGGCCCTCACCCACCTTCAACGGGATCTGTTATGAAAATCAAACTTTTGACATCAATGGCCGGTATAGATTTCAGCCACAACTCCGGTGACATCATCGATGTAGATGATGCCGAATATGTTCGGCGTCTCGTCGAAAATGGCATTGGCGAAATCGTCGATCAACCGGCGGCGGTTGAAACTGCCACCAAAAAGACCGCAACGCGCAAGGCTGCGAAGTGATGATGACCGATCTCCAACGGCTGGAACTTGTGACCGCACCGGCGGCGCTGCCTGTCAGTTTGTCGGAGGTCAAAGCGCAACTGCGTATCGCGCATAGCGATGAGGACATATATCTTGATCGGCTGATTGATGTTGCGGTCGCCACAGTGGACGCCAAAGGCGTCTTGGGGCAATGCGTCATCACGCAGACCTGGGCGCAATGGCTGCCACAGACACCCAATCGTGAAATCACGCTCCAGCTAGGGCCGGTCCAGTCCGTTGATGCGGTGAAGTATTACGACACGGACGGCGTATTGCAGACTGATAGTCTGGTCAATTTTGACATTTTTGGTTTGCCGTTTTCCAAGGTCATAAAGCCGAAAACCGGCTTTAATTGGCCGGTCTCACAGGTCCGCCCGGATTCGATCAAAATTGAGTTTACGGCAGGTTATGGCGACACGTCCGCGAGCGTTCCTGACACGATCCGCCACGCCATGCTTATGCTGGTGGCGTACTGGTACGAGAACCGCGAAAACGAGTTGATCGGGCTTAACAGCAAAACGCTTCCGTTTGGATTTGAGGATCTGCTGAACCTGCACCGGGAACGCTGGTATGGCTAGATCCGGCCTCCTTCGCGACCGCGTGACGTTTCAGCGGATGGCCAGCACGACGGATGACTATGGCAACAAAACCGGCGCTTGGGCTGATCATGCCTATCGCCATGCCGACCTGCGCGAGCGGCTGGGGAAAGAAGCGATAGAAGGCGGTGCGCTTCAAGATGTGGCGGCAGCAACTATGCGCGTTAGGTCGGATGCTGTCACGCAGGCAATTACCGCAGCGGATCGCGTAATCGCACGCGGCATAACCTGGGCGATCCGCTCTATTTCGCAGATTGATGCGAAAGGCGAGATGCTGGAGATGATGCTCGAAAAAGGCATTGCGCCATGAAGGTGGATGCGACGGCGGTCATCAAATCGTTTAATACGCTCCCGCGCCAGCAACGGAAATACATCGGCGATGCAATCCGAAAATCAACGCTGGAAGGTGTGCGCTGGGCTCGGACGCTTGCGCCTGTGGGTACAGGCGATCTCAAGCGCGGCATTCACGCAAAATTCGATTTTCAGCCCGGATCGTTGAGCGCGTCGGTAGAGGCCGCGCCAGATGACGGCCCAAGCCAAGCCAAGGCGTTGTCTATTGAGTTTGGGCGGCGATATACCCGCGCTTGGCGAGTTCCTGGCCGCAGAGGGCTGCTTAACCGGGGTATAACTGAGCCTGCGCGATTTATGCGCCGCACTCAGGAGTTGCTTGGTAAAAAACACGCCGGGCGCATAAATCGCGCGATCCGCAAGGCGATCAAAGAGGCGGGCTATAGATGATAATCGACGGCTACGCATTATCTTTGCAAAAAGCGGTCCGCGCAGCGCTGCTGGCAGATGCTGATCTGGCGTCGCTCATTTCGACTCGACTATATGACGAGCCGCCGGAAAACGTGACCTATCCCTATGCAAGATTTGGCAGCATCGTAGCGGACACGGACGACACAGACGGAAGCCTTGGTTCTGTCCTATCATTTACGATTGAGGCCTATTCTCGCGTCACGGGCCGGGTTGAGGCTTCCCGGATAGTGGAAGCTGTGCGGGCGGCGCTACATCGGCAAGAGGAGACGCTCGGTTCGTTGATGTTGGCGGATCGGGTCAATACAGGATACATGTTGCAAGAAAATAACAGTGTTATTCTGTTGGAAAATGGCGACAAAATCGTTAACACCGATATTTGGACCAATCCAATAGAACTGATCTGCAATGACTATTTCGTCGAAAGAGATGACGCGGTTGGCCGAGGTTATACTGGCCGCGCTCTGTTCACGGCGATGCTGGAAACCTCAAAAACATAATTGAGGTTGCCCTTTCAGCGCCTTGGGCAAGCGCGTATTCGAGCGTCGGATGACGCCCGGTCCCTTTGATGGAGCCTAGAAAATGGCAAAGCAACTCGGTCGAGCGTTACTGCTCAAAATTGGCGACGGCGCTGGCTCTGAGGCATTCACGGCATTTGCCGGAATGAACAGCAAGACGCTGACGATCAACAACTCGGCGATTGACGTGACTACGCCGGACGCGACGACGCCCGGCGGCGTGCTCTGGGCGCAAAGCCTGAACGGCCTTAAAGCGGTGAGCCTTTCCGGCGATGGCATTTTCCTGGACGAAGCCACACAAGAAGTGCGCCTGAACACGATTGCGATGCAGGCCGATCCGGTGGCCAATTTCGAAATTGTCGTTCCCGACTTTGGCACCTACGCCGGAGAGTTCCGCGTGACCTCGTTGGATTTTGGCGGCGAAACTGAGGGCGCGGTGACGTTCTCCGCATCTATGGAAAGTAATGGCGCGGTTACGTTCACGGCGGCGTAGACGTGGCAATAACGGCTGAAGCGCCGCGTGGAGGCGTCGTCGAAAATATCGGCGGCGTCTCCTATACATTGATCCTGCGATGCAAAGAAATCGAGCGTTTCGAGGACAAGCATCGTGGCGTGTTTGATTTGTGGGACGGCTTTTTCGGGCGAGGTCAGAAACCAACCTCTTCAGAAGTGCGCGATCTCGTGGCGTTGGCTTTGGTGGGTGGCGGAAAAACTGATGCGGAAGCGGATAAAATCGTTGAGGCGGGTGGCGCGGCGAGCCTGCTTCTATATTACCAACTTGCGCAGGCGGTTCTTGGCGTGGCTTTCATGCCGGATATTGGCGATCAGTCGCAACCTGTAAAAAAAAAGCGTCAAGCCAGCCGGAAAATTGAACGTCCGGCGGCTGATTAAAAACGCTATCATCACTGGGATCAAGCCGACCGAGTTACGTGCTATGATCCCGATTGATGTTTTCCTGGTGTTTGAGGGCTGGCAAGAGGCGCATAGCCCCAAAAAACCAGGGTCGGATGCTCCCAGCCTAGCGGAAGCTAGGGCATTGGCGGAAAGGTACGGTTAACAATGGCAATTTCCGCTCAGGAACTGAACATCATTCTTTCCGCCCGCGACAAAGAATTTGCGAAGGCAATGGCGGCCAATCAGCGGCGGGTTGAGCGGTTCGCGAGGCAGTCGCAGAAGGAACTTTCGGCGGCTTCAAAATCGTTCGACATGCTCGGCACGGCGGCAAAGCGGTTTTTGCCAGCGATTGCGGCGGGTGCGGTTGTGGCTGCGGTTAAGAACGTGACCTCGGCCATGGACGAAATCGGCAAAAAGGCGGACGCCATCGGCATTGGCACCGATGCGCTGCAAGAGTTGCGAGCGGCAGCGGTTAGCGCGGGCGTCTCGGAAGGCGGGCTAGATAAAGCGCTTGAACAGCTTTCGAAGCGGCTAGGCGAGGCGGAACAGGGCACCGGCGCGGCAGTTAAAGCGCTGGAGGCGATGGGGCTCACGGCGCAGGAATTGACGGGCATCCCGTTGGATCAAGCGCTAGGCGTTATTGCTGACCGGTTTGCGAAATTGCAGGACGCCACGGATAGGACGGCGGCGGCAACGCAACTATTCGGGCGCGAAGGCGTCGCCATGGTTAATGTTCTGAAGGGAGGGGCTTCGGAACTGGAAAAATCCCGCAAGCGGTTCCGCGATCTTGGCGTTGTGATTGATGAGGAACTGATCCGCAACGCAGAGGAAATGCAGGACCGGTTCGACGCGGCCAGTACGGTTATCGGCGCGCAATTTAGCACGGTTCTGGGGCGGCTTGCGCCGCTCCTTGTGCGGGCGGCGGAAAATGCGGCGAGCCTAGCGATTGCGATTGCTGACATCGTGGATGCTGTAGATGATTTTGTCAGCGGCAACGATTCTGTCGATATTGCGATCCGCGAAACCGTCAAAAGTATGGGCGGCGAAATTCGCGCCAGCCAAGCGCTAGAGGAGCAGCTTGCGCGCGGTGGCAAAATGTCGGAGGAAATCGCGCGCAAAAAATACGAAGAGGCAAGGGCGCGGCAGGAAGCGGCGAAGGCCACGCTGGATCAAACGCGCGCGCAAAGACTTGAGAGCGATGCATATAAAGACGCTCAGGAAAAGATTGATCGACTATCAAAATCATCTGAAGAATGGGATCTTGAAGAGGCGAAAAGGCAATTGAAAGCGGCGAGGCCGGGTGGAATTACAAAAGAGGCGTTGCCGGGACTAGCGTGGGCCGAATTTAGAAAAATCAACAGTCAACTTTTAGATGCTATTGCCGCGCGT